CTTTGTCCAGACGTAATAGTAGGATAAACAGAGGCAAAGAAGTCGTCAGCAATGTGATTCGGGATGAAAGCGAACTCGTCAAGAAAGATGACATTATAGGATCCACCTCGGACAGCAGATGAAGAAGTAGAGTTTGCCGATATTTTTGATCCATTTTCTAATTCAAGTGATCCTTTATTCCAAGATATTATACCTTGTTGCATCCATCGAGGCAAATTTTCATATGCAAGTTGCAATCTGCCAAGTAAATCTCTAGCTGTGGATGCTTTGTTTGCCAGAACAGCAATATTGACATTATCATTGAAAACCGCATAATGTAATAAGTATGATATACAAGTTGTAGATTTACCTGTCTGACGAGGCATCTTACAAATATTGAATCTATTCTTATGGAATCTATCGATTAACTTCTCTTGGAAGTCGTACATATTAAAAGGTACTAATCCCTCATCAAGAGAAACAATCTTTATATAATTTCTAGTAAAATATATTGGATCTTCTTTACACTTTAAAAATTCTCGAATATTTTCTTCCGAGAATTCTATAGGAGTATTCGCCTTCTTCAGGTTGGGATTACCTAAGTATACCTCTTGCTGACTCATAATATAAAATTAAATTATTAGTTTGCGTATCCTACAGATGAACCTAAAACGGAAGCGTTTGCAGCAAAAATTGCTTCAGTTGGTTTTTTCTCTACAAACTCAACAGTGTTACCTGGCATTGTAAATGTTCCAATTGTAGTAGATCCTCCAACTTCATCAATAACGGTTACTAATCTTGCAGTACCGCCATTATTACAAAGACGAACCACTGTTGCACTACCAAATGTAGAAGCATTTGCAGCGTCAGTACCACATGCTGCTTGAGACCCTTTAATATTAGTGATCATGATTTTTTAATGTCCTGTATTTGTATTTATTAACTCACTTCTCCAATTAGAAGGATCAAGTGGTTTTGTCTTAATTATATCTATAGTTTCTATTTCATTAAACTGTATACCATCAGTATAAGTTTCTACGTTTACTCCACCTTGTACTTCTTCAGTTACACCACTTCTTGTATCTCCACCTATTTTTGTTTTTCTCCCTTGGTTCAGTAGTCTATCAACTGTTGGTGACAAAAACTTTTTCGCCAAATATGGAAGTGCAAGAAGTCCTGCTAATAATCTCTTCTTTCCTTCATCAAGTGTAGTTTCTTCTTCTATTTTAAATTCAGATCTCCAATCAGAATATTGTTCAGTCTTTAATTTTGTGGTAAGACCTTGTAATGTTTTTACTAAAGCATTCTTACCAGTAGTTTTTAAAAAATCTGGTAAATTTTTATTATTATTTACTAAACTTTTAATATCAATCTTTCCAGTTTTCCCAAAATCTTCGACAGAGTTTTTAAATTTCTTGACCTGTTTACTCTTGTTTAATGTATCACCAAATTCACTTGCATTCTTTGTAATTATATCACTATAAGATTTCTTCTTATCTTCTTTAATCAAATCACCATCAGCAGTAACTTTATGTCCAGCAGGTATAGATTTACACTTACCAGATGTTCTACAGTAGTATTCTCCTTTAGGGCAACTCATAGCAATTACTATTCTTCCTTATTATTTAGAATCTCTTGTTTCAGCATCTTTTGAAGTTCTGATGTACTACCAACAAAAACAGCATTATTAGTAACAGTACTTGGACCTTTAGGTTTATCTTCATCCAAATCTTTCATCTTCTTTTGAAGATCTGCTAATTTATCAGTAATATCTGCAGTTGATTTTAATACTTGTCCAGCAACTTCATATGCTCTTGGACTCGCACTTTCACCAGCAAGTTCCATAACTCCATTTAAAGTTTCTTGCCCCTTTTCAATTAATGAATATAACTGTGCTCTTGCATACTTATAATCTTGTTCAGCCTCGTTAGTAACATCAGTTAATTTATCTTTTCTTCGGACACAACCACCTTCATTAACTTGCTGAACTTCTATTTCAGTATTAAATGCATCATTCAAATCGTCATAATTATCTTTCATGATTAAATATCTATCTTACGAGTTGGACTGAATTCTTTACCGTCACCAAAGAAAGTTGAAGTTTCAGTGAACCCAAAATCATCTCCCAATGGAATTAGTGGATCATCTGCTTCATCAATTACTTTATCATCATTATAATCTTTTTTCGCTTTAGCAGCAACGGTATACCTCATTTCACGAGATGCTGTTCTTGTATCAGTATCAGTATAGTAATCCAATTGAACCTTACGAATAAGTCCATCTGTAGTATCTGCAATAGGACCAAACATATAAGTCTTAGCAGTAAAAGTAAGAGTGTAAATTAATGCTCTTCTGGTTTCAAAATTTCCTTCATAATCATCAGTAAATTCTATATTATCAAGAACGATTGGAACATCTCTTTTTTCACCAATAGATTTTGCTAAATCTATTGATAAAGTAAATCCTGGTTGAAAAAATGGTAATACCTGCTCAATTATTTGTAGCGAATCATCCTGCAATTTAGTAAGGATATTTAATTCAAATCCCAAATTATATGGGACTGGCATAAAAACTTTCTTATAATTTTTACCATCTTTTGCTTTAAATGTTTGTGTTACACCAGCCTTTCTACTTGGATCATATGAAATATTATTAACTTCAAAAGACATTCTTGGAAGTTCTATTTGAACTGCCCTATTCAAGTCTGGTTGTTGTTCCAATCTTGCTAAAAACTTTTGTCGTGGTCCATATGATATAGGAACCTTTATATCATTAAGATCCTTCCCAGAAGCATCTTGATGTCTAACATGAACATCATTAAACAGTGTACCGAAAGCAATAACGGTTTTTCTTATTATCTCGTGATAAAAATAAGTTCCTAACATCAATAATTACCAAATGGATTTGTTTCAGTGAAGTCTAAAATATCGTCTCCAAGTCCTTCAAACTCATCACCAGTGTTATATTTATCGTCAATATCTTCTTGCTTAAATATAGCAACACTATATTCAGCACCAGATTCTTTACCAATTATAGATTCTCCTGTACGGAATCCAGCAATAGTCGAACCTATACCAACATTGGAAATCTTAAGTATAAGGGTATCTCTATCCCAAGATTTAACTATTGCTTGTGTCTTAGAAAGAGAACCTTCAATTGTTTCATTAAATATATAAGTTCCAATACCGACCATAGATTCTGGATCAGCAATTGTTACTGTTGGTGCTACAGAATATCCAATTCCTGGATTCTCTACGTATATACTTCTAACAATCCTGTCTGATCCAGATAGTCCAAGAGATGTTATTCCAGTTGCTCTGGTTCCTGCACCTGGAGCCTCTATTGTTACTGTTGGTGCAGTTCCATATCCAACACCACCATCATTAACACTAAATCTTATAGCACCATTATATACAGTTTCAATAGAACAAGTAGCTGCTGCACCTGCACCACCTCCACCACTAATAGTAATAGATGGTGTCATAGTATAACCAGCACCAGCACTTGTTAGTAAAATCTTCTCAATTGATGTAATATTTGCTCTAGTTGTCAAAAGTCCAACTGCTCTTGCAGTATCTCCTGTAGGGGATTCTGTAAATGTAATTATTGGATTTGCTGTAAATCCATAACCATCATTATTCAAAAATACTTCTCTTACATATCCAATACCTATTGTGGATGTTGCTAATGCAGTTCTACCAACACCAACTAATTGTAATTGTGTAATATATCCTTCATCTTCAACTTGTGTGTCAATTGCATCAATAGAAGTATCAATAACCTCATCCTCATATTCAAAGAGTTCGCATTTAAGTTGATAGACATAATTTTTTCCCAACTGATAGAAAGGATCTTCATGCTCTACAAACTTTATTTCAAATAATCTTTGTCCTAATGGAAAATAAACTAAATCTCCTTCTCTTGGTCGAGTAGCAAGAGTTATTCCAGTATCACTTCCATCTACCAATCCAGCCATAAATGGAGAAATAAAATCTTCAAATCTTTCTTTTGAAACGGTAAGAGTAACTTCATCCCTTAAACTCATTCCAAATTTAGTCATTAAATCACCTTGTCCACTATATCCATCATAAGTATTAACATACGCTTCTATAGTAAAGTTATCATCAAATTTAGATGATTGAACTTCATTTAATATATTATCAACTTCTACAAATTTTCTGGGTATGTAAGTTACATCAACTCCATAAATTTTTAATTGTTCATTAATTAATTCTTGAACTAATCTTTGTTCACTAGAAGAACCTTGTAGAAAAAACGGATTTAATGCCATATCCCATTAACCTACAAAATCATATGGTGGTAATTCATACTCATTTGCCATTCTTTGCCTAATGCTATCAATTTCTCTTTCAGCATCATCATATATTTCTCTCCCATTCAATTCTATGCCACCTGGAAGTTTAACTCCTTTAAACTTAATTAGATTTTGACCCCATTGCCTTTTAATCAATGCAGTTAAATATAGTTTCAAGAAACTATCATTATAGACTTGAGTAAATGAATTTGGATCTAATGCCCTATAACAATCAAGAACCAAATACGTATCAGCACTTTCTGAACCCCAATCAATATCCAAATATAATCTATCCTGTCTCTTATTAAATCTTACTTGCTTATCAGTTGTTAATAGAAAATCAATATCCTCAAGATATGATTTTACCATAGCATATTGAAGAAGTTCTACTGAATTAAAATTATAAAGATCATTTAAAAATAACTGATATTTAATACTAAACATACCACCTGAAATGGTATTACTATCAAATCTAAATATCTTTTCTATACCAACTACAGAATCTGGTACTTGTAAAAAATTAGAAGTCTCATACCAGTTACTTGTGGTAGTTCCATAACCTGATATATTTGTAGAAGTAGCAGTTGTAGTTACAATACCAACTCCATCAGTACTTTTTGCTTGCCCTCTATCAAGATCTGCTTGTGTAAGTTTGTACTTCAAGTACATTCTCTCTACACCATCAAAATGACGTTCTTGAAATAATTGCAGAGCATCATCAACTAAGTCATCAATTTGATCATCATCAATATTGATTTCTAAAACAGGAGCACCCAGTTTTCTTAAACAGTAATCTACTAATTGTGTTCTACTTGCTGGTTTTGCCATCTTTAAGTTTCAGTTTCTGATTTTCTTCTTGTAAAGTAACTATCTCTTGTTGAAGAAGTTTTGTTTCTTCGTCAAAATCATTTTTTAAGGTTTGTAACTTTGCTTCTAAAAGTACATTTTGATTTAATGATTGTGCCAATTTACCATTATATAAACTCACAAGAACATTAACATCAACGTCACCATTATTTTGTTGTTGCATAATTTTTAAAGTTAGAACGTACCCCCATCAAGTGTTGAAGTCCAATGAGGCTTATTAGTATATATCACAGAAATTGAATCGGGTACTACAGAAAGATTTTCAACCGAACCATTTTGTCCTTCTCTTCTAATATTGTAAGTATCAGTAAATGTACCTTCAACACCTATCAAAGATAATGCTGCTGTACTTCCACCAGACTCAACAATACCATAAGCATTAGTAGTATCTTGTCTAATAATATCTCCAGTAGTTACTGTTACATTACTTGGTAATGCAAGAGTATTCTTAGTAATGGCAGTCATTACCTGCTTAGATGTTATTACTGGAGATGCTGCTGCATTAGTTGATGTTTGTAAACCATTTTCATCAAAGTATACAACACCATGAGTATTATAATCAGGAGTCTGATAATAGATTCCTTTAATATCTAAGAATCCTCTTGTACCAGCTACTGTATTGCTTGCTGTAGTTGCATCAGGAACATAAGTCCATGATCTTTCTGGTGCATTACTTGCAGGATTTGTATCAGCATCTACATAACCAAAGAAACCAGTTTTATTATTTGCAGTACCAATACCAGTATTATAATTAAATGCTATACCACGATCAGTATTAGTATCGTAAGCATGAGTAATTGTTAATTCTGTTGTAGTTGTAATACCTGCACTTGTAGACCCTTCAATTGTAATAATTTTATTTGTTATATCAATAGCAGTTGTTGTTGTTAATCCACTATTAGGTAAGGAATTACTACCTGTAATTGTATCTCCAGTATTAATACCTATAACAGAGTCAAGTCTTATAGTAGAAATACCAGTTGCTACTGGAGTCATTACAGTTCTTACACTTGTAACATCACCAATAGTAAATATTGGGTCATTAACAGTAACAGCAGTTGAATTAACAGCAGTTGTTGTACCATCAACTTGTAAGTTACCTTTAATAATAACATCACCCTGATTACTCAATCCATCGGGAAATGGGTCAATAAACAGTTTATCACCAGCACCACTTACAGTTGAAATAATATTATCTTCTATTCTAACTTTACCAAAATATGATGCAGTAGATACATTCAACGGGGTGTTGAACATAACTTCAGCACCAGAAAATGTTAATCTATCATCTCCATCTTCATTATACTCAATCTTAGCATCCTTATCACTACCAAATGACATAAACTGATCATCTGGAATATTAATATGCCCAACACCTGCTGGATCTAAAATGATATCTCCATCAGAATTAGTAGAAGATACTGTATTTCCATCTATTCTAATATTATCTACATTCCATTGATCAACTTTAAGTGATTCAGCACCACCTAATGCAGAGTTTGCTGACGGTCCCATAACCGCAACAATACCTCTATCAGTATTTCTTGAATTTTGAACACCTTCAACCGTACCTGGACTGTGCTCCATCATTGAAGTATAATAATGTCCACCTACTGGGAAAACATTACTACCATCATCACCAACAAATATCCTGTCCTTATATTGATTTGTACCACCGTAACTACCTATGCCAGTTACATAGGCCATTTCACCCCAATTTAGACTGGCTGGTTTAGTAGTTCCAGAGGATCTTTTGATCCTAATTATACTAGCCATTTAAAAATTTCCCCCATTGATGTCTAAATTCTGCTCCGATCCTGGAGTCAGTGTTAATGTAGCGTCCCATTTTTGGGTTGCACCGTTATATACCAAAACCATGCCATTTAGTAAGTTCGAGGCGTTGACATCGCTGAGTTCAGCTAAGGAAAGACCTTGGGCTCCTGCAAGCGAAGAAAGAACTTTAACAGCATTTTGTTGCCCTACTCTGACCTTTATATCTGCCATTTATGTAAGCAATTCAGAATCTATATATTTATTTATATTTTATGAGATTGGTTTATTATTAGTTAATTGCTTCAAGAGCATTTTTATTTCATCAATATCTTTTTTCATTTCATCCAATTCTAATTTTTGATCAACTTTCTTATTTCTTGATGAAATGTAACTATAATATTCTTTATTATCAGTATTTAATATAGCACCTGTTTTTTCATCACGAAACAGGTTTTTATGTCCTTCAACTGGTATCATATCTGATTAAAAGGATAATGTTTTAATTTTTCTTCAACCGTTCTAAAATCAAAAGGTAAAAAGAATTTAATCAATTTTCCAGATCCAAATGGGTCTAAAATAAATTTAACTGGAGGATTAATAGTATTCCTCACGCTAAAGCAATTGCTCTAAAGTCTTTCAATCTGACTGGAACAGATTCATTAGTAGAAGTCATTACTATCTTAATATTAAATCCACTGAATTGTTCCAAATCATTTACCGTAAATTGATATTCTGAGAAACCATCTATATTATTAGATTCAACTTTAGCATCTGCTCTACCATCATTCTTAGAAGAATCTATAATCTCATCACCAAAACCATCACCATCCAAATCAATTAAATTCGTATATCCTGGGAATGGTCTGTATGATTGAGAAACCTCTGTAGAATCTGCACTATACAATCTATAGAATACTCTTATATCTGCTTCTGATCTAACATTAGCAGCAACTAACACTCTAATTGAAGTTGCTGGTTGTGCCAAATTAACTCTCTTAGATATAAACATAGATCCATGAGGATCATCAAGTACAGCATTTGTTCTACTATCTGTATCATAATTATCAACACCGATAGGATTATTGATCTTATTTCTACCCAATTCAAACATAGCATTCTTAATATCCAATACAGGAGATAAATTCTTATCTGTTGAAGTCATATCAACTTTCAAAGTAACTGATTTATGCTTAGGAAGATTTGTCAATCTTTCTGATTCATTTGTCTTAGAACAACATAATCTTGGAGTTGGGAAGAATGTAGTCTCATTTAATATAGTTGGTTCAAATCCTTGATCAATAAAGGATATTTCATTTCCACCAGCACTTGTACCACTAACAGTTCTTATTGATGCAGAAGCACGAGTTCCATTTCCAGGTGTAATTACATTAAATTTAGGTGATAAAGAACTAAACTGGTGATTTTGAGATACTTTTACGGAATTTCCACCAACTCCTTTTTCATCAGTAAAACATAACATAGTTTTACCTGATGATCTTGAACTTGTACCTCTATCAATTTCTAAGAAATAATTGTCAATATTTGAAGCATTTCTTAATGTTGTATTAGATGGTAAATTTATTGTGCTATTAATTCCGACTAATGGGAATCCATTTATTTGATAAGGTTGAATAGTTGATCCTTTTGCATGAACTGAAGCAGTTGAATCCTCAAGACCTCTGGAAGATAGTGCTAATTTATTCTGATGATCCAATACATATTCGACAATTTCTTGACCAATAAGTGCTTGACCTCTATCAGTAACAATACCAGCAAACTGTACAAAACATGAAGTATCAGCAACAGATACTGATGTTGAAGATTCAGTTATTTCTAAAGAAGTTTGAGTTAAAATAGAATCTGGTTTAATATTTTGTATCTTAACAACATTATTAATCCCATGATGTGCATGATTAGGTTGAGTAATTTCTAATACATTACCTGTATTAATATCACTAAGTACTTGAGAACCATTAGAACCGATTGTAGTACCAGCAACTTCTGTTCTGGTATCATTAGATGCTCCATAATGAATTAATTGATCTCCATTTGTAAATTCTTGTCCCTGAACATCTGTTAGATACAATGTATCAAGTGCAGAATTTATTTTAGCAACAGCAAATCTTGCTCCATATCCACTGGTAACAAGAGCACTACTGTTATCAATAGTAAGAATGTCTCCTACAACATATCCAGTACCTGATGTAATATTAGTTAAACCATTTGCATCTATAATACCATTAGTAATACTAACAGATACTGTTGCTCCAGATCCATTACCAGTTACTGCCTTAAGTGGTATTAAATTAGTATTAGTAAATGCATAGTCATTTCCTCTTGCAATAATTTCAAGTTCACTTTCGGCTGGAGATGCGTTAGTATCTAATCCAGAACCAATTCTTTCAATAATTCCAGTAACACTAGAATCTTCTGGATCTGCTATAGCACCAGTACTTACCTTTCTTCCTATAGGAAGTGTTGCAGAAGCTGCTGTTCCACTTAAGGAAACTTTAAGTTTTCTTGGATGAGTTCTAATTGGATTATTTGATAATGTTTGAGTATTTTCATTACCTGGTTCAATAGGACTATTATAGAAGGTAACAGTACCTGAAGGAACGAATGATGCCTTATAAAGTGTAAAGGTTAAATCTTGATATTGACTTGGAGTCCAAATAGTTCCGTTTTGTGACTTAAATAAACTACCACCAATATATTGTTTCGTAACAATAGCACTCTCAACATCAGGTAAATTAGCAGTCCTAATAGTCTTCTGACCCATTGTAGAAACCCACATCTCATATAAGTCTGAAGAAGGAGATAAGAATACAATAGCATATTCTTTACCTGCTTCCAAATAAACAGGAGATGGGAATCTAATATTTGTTGCTATAGATGCATCATCTGATACTTGAATATCATCTGGACTTAATGCAACTTGAGCATAATCTTGCACAAGGAAACTTGTTGGAGTACCTAATTCAACATCTCTAAGTTCTACAAATACTCTGGCATTAGGATCTTTACTTGCAAAATAAACATCAAATGATGTTAAGAATGCTCCACTCTCATCAACAGCAAATGACTGTGCCAAGGGATCTCTATATGGAGCTTCAACTCTCACAGTATCTGATTCTTGATTTACAGAAACTTGATGTGTTATGGAATTAGGTTTCTGTGTAGGTGCAGGTGGAACTCTAACTCCAACCGTTGATGTTGCCTGAGTTAAAATACTACCTGTTCCAGTATAAGTTCCAGATGCATCACTTGCATAAGCAGTGCTTCCTGGTAAAGTAACAGTTCCAGGAGGTGTAGCAGTTATCCTAAAGGTTTTAGTTCCAGTATAGAATAAATTATGTGGCATTGGGGACTGGTTAGCATCTCTAAAGAAAAATGTTCCTAATACATCACCCCAATTATCAGAATATAATGAAACATCAGTTACAGTAGCATTAGCACCACTTTGCTCACCTACAATATTAGCACCATCAACAACATATCCATAGTAACTTGGACTGTTTGCCAATGCAACTATATCAATATTAAACAGTTTAGAAGTTGCTGAATATGATACAGAAGGTGCTGGTCTTGTTCTATCAAAAGGATCTACTGTATATTTTTCTACCTTTCTACCTGAACTAATTTCTGGTGGAAGTTCATATACGCCTCCACCTACACCTGCTATAAGACTATCCAGAATATAAGATTGAGGAACAATCTCCCAAGATTCACCAATCTTATGTTCTGGTGCTTTAACTCTTACATATCCAATCTGTACACCATTTTTCATAATCTTTGCATTTTCACCTATAGTGAAAGATCCAGATTGCATTTCAATTTCAATCAATTTAGGGAATATATCAGGTATTCCACTATCCAATTTATGATAATGTTTAGTAAATGCCTTTAATCCATTAGCGTTAAATCCAACGTTTCTGGATCTCATAAATGGATCCGTTGCACCACTAATCTTAATACTTTCAACATAATCAAATTCTTTAGAAGGACCTTCTAATGTATTAGTGAAACTTGTTTCAATAGTCCTTGTAGTGGTTGTAGTTTTAGTAGTTGTGGTATCAACATGATTTCCTATCCAATCTCTACTATCATCAGGTTCAACCTCGACAGAAGTTACATCAACATCAGTTTTAGATGCAGTTGTATCAGACTCAACATTAGATGATTCTACCCATGTTGCCCCAGTAGATTCTTTTCTCCAATTATCAACATAGATTGTTCTTATCCAGTTATCTGATGCTGGATCAAGTATTATACCACCAACATAAACAATAACATTAAATGGATTAATATTTTCAACATTTGATGCTTGAGTATTTTTAATCCAATCAACTTCACTATATGCTAAAGTTAATAAATCACCTGTTTTTTGGCAATTTTCATCTAATAGTTTATAATTCGCTGAAGTATCTACTATTCTTTCATCAAGACTTGGCATAAGTGCCAATTCAGCAGGAATTGACCACATATCAACTGCACTAATCAATTCTTTATTAACTACATCAACATCACATCTAGAACCATCTTCAGTTCTCTTTCCAGTAGCATTAAAATCTATAAAACTTCTATCTTTAAAATCATTTACTACAAACCCACTCTTAAATCTATCAATACCATCAGCATCTGTAACTTGTAATGATTTTGTATCAAGTTCAAGTGCTGTAAGAGAAGTCATAATCTCAAGATTATCAATTCTTTTTTCAAGTTTACCAATATCTCTCATGGTAAATCTTCTATTATCAAATAATTTAATATTAGGATCAGTAATAGGATTATAAAGATAAGGTGGAAGACTTATCTGAGCTACCTCCATAGAATCACCAATTTCTGTTGGTGGTGCTGGTTTGTCAGCAGAAACTCCTTTAATAAGTTTAACTTGTTCAAATTTATTAATAACAAGTTTATCAATTCTTGGAAGATAATAAGTATATCCCAAAATAGAACTTTCATTTGGAGTTATTGAATATTTTGTATTCGTTTCAAATGATCTTGATTCAAACGCAAAAGGAGATCTATCTGTAGTTGTAGATGAATCAAAAGGTCTTACCCTTGGTCTAAAATCTAATATATCAGAGGCTCTATCCCTACCTATTGCTGGTATATCCGAAGTATATCTTTCTTTAGTATATGAATTTACTGTAAATAAATCTCCATTATTTCCACTTGCTACTTTATAGTAATCAAATATTACTAATAGTCTCTTAGATGGTACAGATCCATTATTTTTTCTAACCAATCTCGAATAATCTGAATATTGTTTCTTATGTCCTTTATCAAGACTATAATTACTGGTCTTATCAATATAATTACCTGCAGTATAAGTTTGAAGAACAGATTCAATATTAGATTCTTTAAAGTTAATTGTCTCACCAACAGTAAAGGTATTTCCATTTAAATATACAAATTCTATATTTTCTCCATCAACTCTATTAACAATTTGTCCTATTGCTCTACTATCATTTCCAACAATCTTTTCACCTACAATTGAATTTTCATTTAAACTAAGTCCAGATACAAATGTTAATTTATCAAGAGTTGGTGCTACAGTATTCTTTGATTCATAAACAGCATGAATCTTAACAACGTCAGGAACATTTAATGATATATTATCATCTTCTACTCTCAAACCATAATACTTATTCTGAACCAACCCACCATTAGTAGAAACACCAACAGTTTTTGATACTTCTAATTGAGAACTTCTTACATAATCTTTAGATTTACTAGTTAATCCAATTTTCTTTAGAGTTGTATTTAAAATTACCGCAGTAGAATTATTTAATCCAATAAATTCAATATCATTACCATTATTTTTAACATTGACTTGATTTGAACTTAATTTTTCTATAGCACCAGTAGCATACATTAATGAATATTTTTCATCATCATAAGGTTCAAAAAATGCACTTGAAATACCAGTAGAAACATCTAATACATCAGAAGTAGATAGTTCTAATGTACCACTTGAAGAAGTTAACTTACCAGTAACTTGTTTTGAAATAATAACATTTGAATCTGATGTATCAACAGCAGAAATATTTTTCTTAGGAAGTTTTGTATATAATCCAGACTTATTAAGATTAATAATAGCAGGTCTTTTAATTCTAAATGTTGATGTAGTTGTTATACCTGCAGGTAAATATTGTGGTTTTCCTCCACATACACCTTCAACAACTTCAACTGGTTTAAGTGTCAGTTCACTCCCATCTGAACTTATAGCATCTACTATATTATAAGTATCATCACTTGCTAATCCAGTTGAAAATCCTACAATAGCACCAGTACTTATTCCAACTTTACCTGAAAATCTTCTTCTTGGGCAAGTTGCTTTAGATGTAGAAGAATCTACACCTTCAATTGTTAACTGATCAAATCCAGAAAAATTAGGTAATATTTTATCATATAATACTGCATCAGCATTAAAATTAACTGCTAATTGGTTATTTAATGTAGATGACTTTTGATGAACTGATTTTATATCATCAACAGTATACGATTTTGCTGTAATAACTGTTGATTGTGAAGATGTATTCTGTTCGTTAATTTTTAACGACTCACCTTGAACAAAAGTACCTGTAGTTTGGGATAAAATAAGTTCACTTGGATTATGTCCAGAAACATAACCAACCGCACCACTACTTACACCTCTAACTCTACTATGCAAAGGTATTTGAGTTGCTATTGTTCCTGGATTTGATATTTGAAGATATGTATAAGTTTGTACATCAAATAGATATAAATCCCATACAGTAGAACTACCAGTATATGGAGCATCTGCTAAACCAAACCAATAAACTCTAGCCTGACCTACCTTAACACCAGGACCCTGTGCAGGGTTAGAAGAAGATAATCTTCTTTCATTATGCAATGATACAACATTTTCACCACTACCAACTGGATCTCCAATGTTTATATAAGGGAATCCATCAATATTATTAATCTTAAGTAAACTTCCCATTTGGAAACCAACTGAAGAAGATTTTATAGTTTTAGTATCTCTTGGTTTGTCAATATCTAAAACAGTTGTTCCTGGTAAATTTACATCAAAACCTCTAACATATGCTGTACCTGGAGATAACTTAACACACATTGTATCTTCAGAAGGATCATTACCTTCGTCAGTTTTTTCAGTATCAAGATATAATCCAGCAGAATCAATTTCATTATTCAAAGAATTTTGAATATTTACTCTAAATGGTTTTACAGCATAATTTCCAGATTCTTCATATGTTCTTTTAGCAAAATACTTCTTAATTTCAGAATAAACTGATGTATCTTGAAGTTTCTTTATTTCACCCTTACGTATTCTTATTAATTCTACAAAATTAGTATCATTAAAATCTAAAAGAGATTTTTTGGCTAATTTAACTCTTATTCTAAATCTATCAGCACCTGGTGCAGCATAATTAGTAAATCCTTTTGCATTATCATTTAATGATGGATCATCATTAGCATTAACAACTTCTTCAATAACATCAAAACCTACTCTATAAGAAGGTTTATTTGAATAAGGTTCAAGAACAATAAGAGACTTTTCAACATCTACAAATGTTCCTCTTACAAAATAAACACCATTATCAACACCTACAGCAGATCCTATTGAAGTTGCATCTTCTGTTGATAATGTTAATACAGTTTCACCTGCAACCAAAGTTGTATTTCCGTAAGTAACATTCTCCTCTAATAAAAGTATTTCAGCATTTGGAAAAGAAGTACTTTCTCCAGTTGATCCAGACTCAGTATACTTAATAAAAATAGTAATATCATCAATACCATCATTAGGTGGTAAGATATAATTCTTGATAGTTCCAACTATTTGAGAATTCTGCCCCTTTACTCTTGTACCTTTACCATTATTATTATTAATTAAAGCATCAAGATATACTGTAATATCAATTCCAAGATGATCTGGATTTACTTTAGCTGAAAAATATGTGCTATCATACGTTACAGATCCTGGTATAACCATAGATCCTTCTTTAAAAATATGACTTCCAAAAGATTCTAATTGGTTTTGTAATATTGATTGCAGACCTGTTAATTCTCTAGCCTGAACAGGATGTCCTGGCTTAAATAAAACCTTATAAAAATTATCTGCCTTATCAAAATCATCATAATAAGGACTTATATTTAAGTTAGTCTTTTGTGGCATTTTTCTTTAGAATTCCAGGATGATTTTAACGTCTTCTTTTTGTCGCTCATTTCGAGCAATCAATGGTCTATTATCTAAGTAAATAATATCCCCCGATCCTTTATTTATCTCAGAATCGGATAACCCATTTTTAAATGTAGTTCCTAAATTTATTAACTTAGTTCCAGTTGGGTTTGTACTAATACCACTAAATCCAGTATCTATATTTGCAGAGAAATTAGAAACTTCTCCTAATATAACATTAGCAGTTGATTCAAACTCATATATTCTACCAGAAGTTGAAATACCAGCATAATCAGTTTGATCATTTGTAGTAGTATAATTTAAAGATCTATCTCTAAAATACTTTAGTACTTGAGTCTTTTTATCCCAAGAAGCAATATAACCCTCTGCTATTTGATTAGTTTGGGTAGTTTGAACTATTTTCTCACCAATAGTTGGAGTACCAGTAATAGTAGATAGTTTAAGTGCTTGTAATGATGAAAAATCATTAGTAGTATAAGTATTTGCTGTTCCAACTGTTGTTGGATTTTTTACTATTCCAATCTGAGAGAATTTAGTATCAGTTGGAAAATCCTTAGTAGAATCATCAAATCTTGCATAAATTAAAACTTTATCTGTACCTAATTCTTTATAGATATCAGATCCATGTCCAAGAGCTGGTGGGATAATAGGAACAAGTTTAGCTCTATTATTAGCAGGAACATTATTACTTATCGAACCTAAATCGACAAGTGCATAACTATAACCTTGTCCACCTGAACTTACAGTTACATTAGTTATCGTACCACTAACAACATCAACTCTTGCTTTAGCACCAGTACCATCACCTATGATACTGACTTCTTGTCCCAATCCTTCAGCATATCCACCACCACCACTTTCAATATATACATGTTTAATTTGATTATTATTTACTACTGAATTTCCATTTTCCCTAACAGCTCTTATCTGAGCATCTGCTGTAGTAGTCCAACTATTAGGTACGGTAATATATTCTGTAGAATCAAATTTAATAATATCACTTGGAGAAACTGTAAAAAGATACTTCCAAATATAACCATCTCCACTATTACCAGCTCTTGATGGTTCTAAATCAGTGAATGTTGGTTCATCCTGAGAAATATTTCCTTTAGCAGTTTGTGATGTACGATCTCCAGTAGATCCATTAGATATACAAATATAAACTCTATAATCCTCATTCATTACATAATATTTTGCACCATATAATCTACTTGCACTTTCAATAGGAGATGGATTATCTGAACTATAATCATCTCTATACATTTCATATCTAGATCCAGCAGTCCAGTTAACTCTTTTAATAATTCTTCTTATATTTTTAGATGATATCTTTTTACCAAACATCATGGTATCACCAACATGAGCAAGGCGTGAAAAACTATCAACTGGATCTGGTGTATTTGTTTTCCATGAAGAAGATCTTCCAAATCCTTCAATATCTGGGTTAGGTAGTCCAATGAAAACATAGTATGCATTCTCATCAGACTCAACAGAATCTACAAAGTTATTGGCGTTCAGAATTCTAAACTGGTCAGTGACAATTGCCGACATATCTATAACATTAAACTTTTTTTCTTTATTTATAGCAGATTATTGGTCAATTAGATTTGTACTCTAATAGCACCAGTATTTCTCAAACCTTGTAATGAATTTAAACCACCATAGTTCCTTCTTTGTATTGTTGGGAATGTGGTTAATCCAGCATCAACAGTTAATCCAGTTACACCAATAGAAATTGGATTACTTGATCGTTTTCCATTATATATTCTACCCCATGATATTCTTCCAAATGAAGTTGTTAATCCAGAATTAGCAGATGAAGTATATCCATCATAATATCCACTTACAGCAAATCCAACAATAGTATCGGTTGTGCTTAGTATATTACATGTAATCTCTGCTCTTTGATCTTCAACATAAACTGAAGCAACCTTGTAAATATTATCAAGATATGTTGAACCAATACTTACTATTTCATTATCATTATTATCAACGGAAGTAACTGCTGCTCCACCTTTAGCTGCTGTCCACCTATTGTTGGTTTGTTGGTATGATCCATCATTGAATGGTAAATGTGCTCCTGTAGTAACAATACCAGATAAATTAAATTCAGTATCTTTTATTAATACAGGATATCCAACTTTCAAATCTGTTGCATTTTTATCTGCATAGAAATAGAATTTCAATGCTAAAGGATGACCATTAGTTCCAGTAGTTGTTGATATACCAGTAATAATTCCAGCAAATCCCTGAACATTCTGTATCTCTGTCAATTGTTCAGTAGTATATTCTACTGATTTTATTAAAACTTGTGGTGGTGCAGAGTGAGTATAACCAGAACCAGGATTAGTAATGGTTGTTCCAGTAACAGATCCATTTAATATAGTTGCAGTTGCGGATGCAGTTACACCAGAACCAACAGACGTATGGATACCTGAGAAACTTAATTGGTAGTTATTACCATCAGTATAACCAGAACCAACATTTGTAATATCTAAAGATCCAATTTGACCAGAATTATTAACAATTGCAGTAAATCCAGCAGAAACTGCATCTTTAGATGGCATCATTAAAGCATCTACTGATATAATATTAATTCCATACCTATCATCCAATGAAAGATGTAATGGTCCTTCTTCGTAGAAGAATGATTCTGCATCATCAACAAAAATACCATCATCAACACCAGCAGTAGTTCCAGTATCTACTTTAACATCACCAATAATTCTTGCAGTTGGATATACTTGTGGTTCAATAGTTTCTCTTGACTTAGAAATTAAATCACCCTTAATCCATCTATCAACTTTTTGTTTAGTCCATTCAAGTGGTTTTGGAGTAACTTCATTAATTCCTGGACCATTATAGATGGTAGTTTCAATAAGATCAGATCCAAGTATTTCTTTAATGATTCTTCCAGTTTCTTGAGTTTCTGTGTATGGATCTACATTTTCATCAAGATATTTTGGATGCTTACGAATCCTAACTGAATCACCAACTTTAAGTGTTTCCGTTACATTAACTATTTCAATATCAACTCCATCTTGACCCTTATAGAAGAATATATCAACTTTATCACTATCCATTGGTGCTTCAGTGAATACAAATGTAGTTCCACCTTGGAATTGATATGATATATTTGGTGTTTGAAGTACACCATTAACAAATATTAGTAGTACTGCATTTAAATCTATTTGAGATGATAATTTAGCAGTCTCATCGATTTCAAAACTCAATAATTGTCCGTTGAAGAATAGAGGGAATCTCTTTCTAACACCATTTTGTAATGAACCAACACTATCAATAAAATCTAATTCTCCAAACTGCCAAGCAGAGAAGAAATCACTAAATGTTTCAACAACTTCAAGTTCAAATTCTTGTAGTGGTTTTTGTAATCTCTTATCATGTACTAAACCAATTGGTTTAAATTTATCACCAATCTTAAATGAATGTCCAGGTCTTGCAATTTTGAAATCAGATATTTCAAACATACTTCTTGCAGTACCTACTGTAGTTGCTGCTGCTCCAACTGAAAGATTAACAAGTAAATTTTCGCCAGTATCTGCTGTTAATCCAATACCAAGTCTTGAAACACCTACAACTGGTAAATTCTCATATACTGGATCTTCAACTTGAAGTTGTGGATTAACATATCTACCACCAGCATTTTTGATAGTAAAGTCTAATGCACCACCAGTTCCTGCAGGTGATTTACCAACATTTACTCTAAACCAATCAGTAGAAGACTTACCAACAGGTACTCCAACATTATGAACAGGATCTGTTGTTCTTGGATAAGTGTGAAGTGTCTGATGCTGATCATGAGCACAAGTTAATGTTATAGATTCAGTAGCAATTCCAATAATCTGATTTGCTTTGTAAATACATCCATCTACAATATGAGTATATTGATGATCAAACTTATTATCAGAAGGATTTGGATTTACATTAACTTTAAAAGTGTTTATTGTCTTATTTGTAATGGTCAACCATCTTCCACTTGCATAATCAGTAGGTCTTGGATAATGATGTTTAGTTGTATGATTATCCTTTGAACAAGTGAATGTTAATGAATTATCTTCAATTAATATAGAATCACCAACAACAAATCCATGTCCATTCTTAGTAATTGTTAGGACTCCATTGTTCTTATTATACGCAACAGTTGTAGGTGTAATAGTACTACATCCAACAAATCCATGAGATGGGCTTGTTACCTGCATCCAACCAGTTGCAGGATCATAATCAACATTATCTGCATTCTTTTCAATAAGTCCAGTGTATGCTACTCCTGGTAACGCACTAACAAACTTATGCTTATTTGGTGCTATTGTTGCTTCAACAATTCCACCTGTTCCACCACCTCCACCAGATCCAACATTAATTGTTATGGTATTATTAGTTACTGATTCAAGACCTAATTTAGCATTAGATGCTGGATCAGTAGTTCTTGGATAAGTATGCTTACCAAGATGATTATCTCTTGAACAAGTAAATGTTAATGAATTATCTACAACTGTAACAACGCTGGTTGCCTTTAGAATGCCTCCATCTGCTGAAGATGCAAATAGATGGGTATAATTACCACCAGTCTTCACAGAAGCATTTAAAGCACTCTTAAAGGTGTGTTTGGTAGTGTTTGAAGAAGGTATATTAGTTAATACTTTAAGTGTAATTGTATTAGTAGTTACAGACTCAATTTTAATAGCAGTATTATGATAAGGATCAGTTGCTCTTGGATAAGCTTTCTCTGAGGTATTGTTATCAACATCACATGTAAATTTAATAGATTCTTCTAATAATCTAACATGAGTTCCTGGTCTCAAAGTATGAGATCCAATAGTCAATTCCATTAATCCAGTTACAGGATCATAATTAGCATCTGTTGGTGTAAATGTAACTTCTGGTGAAGTTCCTACATCTAAATCAAAAGTATTAGTTTGCTTATTTGAAACTTGTATCCACTTACCACTAATTGGATCTGATTCTCTTGGGTATGAATGAGTAGAAGTATCATTATCCATTCCACAAGTGAATACTATAGAATGATCTTTGACTTTAACCCAATCATTATTATTAAAAGTATGTCCAGCCATAGTGACTGTCAATTTTCCAGTTGTTGGATTATATGATGCAGTGTCTGCTTTATGTGCAGTTGCTGCAGTTAAATTATGATTACCAACAGTCAATATCAAATTACCTGAGAATGACTCATAAATTGCATCTGTTGGAGTTAGATTTCCAGCACCGTCAATATTAATACTATTATTTGTAGATTCTATAAACTTATGGTCATATTCTATGTCAGTAACACCTATTGCAACAGGTGATCTATATCCAGATCCAGTTGTTAAATCTGCATAATATTCGTAGGCATAAGCAGATGGACTTTCTTGGAATTCATGATGAATAGTAGTAATACCTGCATTAACTTCAAATGATCTTTCAGAAACTATTCCAACGACAAATAATGGACGTTCGTGATCTTGGAAAATAGATGTTGTAACACCAACATAATTAAGTGTTTGAACAGCATCAGGAGATGCTAATAAGAAGGTATGAGTATCAGTATTAGTTGGTGTTGTACTCAATAAAACATTAACTTTAAATGTGTCTGGAGTTACTGTATTAATATAAAGATACTTATCATAAGCAGGATCCGTTTCTCTAGGATATGTTTTTGCTACATTACCACTAACAGCACCAACATTAGCAGTAATACTACCACTAGATTGATCTACAGCAACAATTGCAATAGCAGTATTATATGCAGGGTCTGTTGAGCGAGGATAAGTCTTAACAGAAGTACCACCATCAGCAGTACAAGTAAATGATAACTTACCAGCACCTATTGTTACTGTATCACTGGTTGTAAAGGTGTGTGTTCCAATATTCATCACACAAAGACCAGTAGCAGGATCATATGCAGCAGATGTTACATCTTTCTGAACACTACCATTAATTGTTACTGCATTAGTTGCTGTTCCACCAGACCATGTATGTGCTGAATTTACACCATACTGACACTTAAATGATAAAGATTCTTTCTTAAACTTAATAGCATCTCCATCCTGAAGACCATGATTGACAATTTTTATCGTTAAATCTCCAGTTGATGGATCATATGATGTTCCAGTAACAGGTTGCCCAACAGTCTTAGTTGGACATGTAAATTCCAATCCCTTCAACTTAACAGTAGTTGGAAGATCTCCAGAGAAACCATGAACATCATTAGTTGTAACTGTTATAATTCCAGTTCTATAATTGTAAGCAGCAGTTTGAATTCCAAGGTTCTTTCCAGATGATGTTCCTACGCCAACAATACCATTAAGAGAACCAGCAGTAAATAAATTTGAATTATCCTTCAAATCAACTTTTACATTACCACCAACAAGAGGAGCATAACCAAGACCTGGTGTTGATCCCATAGAAACAATCAGACCACCTCTTGGTAATTGGTTTTGATTAATATCAAATACTGATTGTATTTTTTGTCCATTTTCTGAAGAAATTCCAGTAAATATTACACTTGAAATACCAGCAACAGTATCATTATTAAATTCATAGTTATTTCCAGAGTTATTAATTGTTAATGGTGTTTGGAATACTCCATTAATGAATAATATTCCATTACCAATACCAACACCTGTAGTTGTATTAGCACCACCTACAGTCATTGTATAAGTTCTACCAATTCCCGTAAACACATCAGATATATCATCAAATACCATATTGGTATCATAATTACTTCTCAAGAATGTTCTACCACTAAATTCTGCTCTTACATATGGTAAATTTGTAATACTTCTACGTTCTCTTGTATTTCCTTTAGGTGGATCTAAGAACCATACAGTACTATCCACAATATTAAAGGATCCTCTATGAACTCTTACTTCAGAATCAGCATTATGATCAGCAGCAGATATACCAAGAGAACCTCTAGCGACTCTAACAACTGGTAATGTACAAATACCAAGAGCAACATCTTTGGAATCGTTTATAGTTCCAAGACCAACACTTGCAAATCCTACCTGCTCAACCTTCATATATTCATTATCAATTTTAAGAACATCTCTTGGTTGAACTGAACTAATTCCACTCAAAACAAATTGTGATGTTCCAGCACCAATATTATTCTCAAGATTATGTTTAATTGATGTAAATGTAATTGGTTGTTGAACTATTCCATCAAGACCAATTACAGTCTTACTCAATTTTTTCTTCATTCCAATTTTATGGGCATTACCTTCACCTACACCAGTAAATGTAATTCCAACACCAGAACTAATATATTCTAATCTACTGTATAATTTAAATTTATTTTCATCAATAACATTAACAAAAACTGTTGTTGGTAAAATATCTGTTGTCAATCCAGCATTAGTAGTTGTTTGACCTATTGATACTCCAGTAGCACCAACTCCAACAAATGTTGATGCTGGTTCATATTCTAATTCTTCATTTGTATTAAAGAAATGATTTGGAATAGTAAAGATACCAGTTACTTTATCTAACTGCGTAGTATCTGCAGGATTGAAAGTTTTACTGTAAATTGGAACATTTTCATGTTCAAGATCAAAATTAATCTTATTTGCTCTACTTCCATTAACACCATCATAAGCTGATAGGAATACACTTCTTTCAACTGAACCATATTGTAATGGTAATGGCTCATTTTTAAAATCATTTTCAGTATTTACAATCTCAAGATGAGATTGTACTTCTACAACAGAAGAATTCCATTCTACATCTGGATAGAAATTAAATACTATATCATTTCCAGTAGTAACAGTACCAAATGTTCCAATACCACTCATAGAATCAATAGCAGTAAATGGATACTGAACAGTAATAGCATCACCATTAACATCCTGTATTACTGTAACTTGATGAACTGCTGATATATCTTCAGAAGAAACCCTAATAATACCCTTAATACTACTGTCAATTAAATTGTTAATAGTAGTAATTGTTATTGGTGAGGATCCAGAATGTCTGCTATTATATGTTGTTTCTATTCTTGCAGTTCTTTCTGCACCTTCAGGTTGTCCTGGAGTGGTAAACCTATGTGTTCCAATACCAGACTCTCCTGCTGATGTAGCACCAAATCCAACAATACTTGCATTAACCGAAAGTTTTTGTATCTTATCATTTTCACAATCAAGATATACTTTTCCTGAATCATATCTTGCAGTAATAACACCTACTTTAGTTGCACTATAACTAACATCCAAACTATCTGTATAAATTTCAGATATATGTGTTTGAGTTCCATCAAAATCAACAATAACTTCACTATAATTAATCTTCTTAGTTACATCATTTTGAACAAAAAGACTTGCATGTAAAGAATTAAAATCAGTTGCATCAAATTCTGCAATTGTAGTAGTTGTAAAACCAACAGTGGTAGTTCCTATACCAACATTTTTTCCAACTAAATCTATAGAACCGATTTGTTTTGTTCCTTCAATAATAGAATCTGTATTAAAATATGTTTTAAGAACTTTAATATCATGATCCTTATCATACTTATCAGTTGGAACAAATTGTAATGTTTTTCTTCCAAAGGAATCGGCTTCTGCAGTAAAATCACCCAATCTCATATTTGTAAAATCAGATGCTTTATCAACCAAGAATGCATCATTGGTAGTAGTTAATACTGCTATTTCAGAAACTTGAGTATCAAAAGTATCTGGATCTGTTATTTGTATTAAATATTTGGAGAATTTACTGGTTATTTCTTCAACCTCAGTAAATAAATCTTGAATACCTTTACTTGAGAACCTTGGACTAATATCATCATGTAATAAAACTCTATTTGTCTTACACTTAGTATAATCAGTTAATTTTAAGTTTTCAAACTGTATAAATTTGGATTTCGTCTCTCTTGAATCATAATCAGTAACAAAATCAATATTATTAATAGTATCAACTCTTCTTTCACCAACTACATCCAAAATAACAAGAGGATCAGAAGATTGTGTACCAATAATATCAGTTTGAACACTTGAAGTTATACCAACATCAGCAAAATTTTTCAATCCAGAAGGATGAACTAATCTATTAACTGGATCAACAAATTGATCCCAAGTAATATCACTCTTAACAGAGTATGATAAATTTTGATAATAATCATTATTTTCAATAACTTGGAAATCTTCACTTATTTTTCCAATATCATCAACCCAACCATAATCTTGACGATTTGAATAATCTACACCAAATTTTGCTTTATTTTCAATTATAGAAACTACAGTAGCACTAACATTACTATTAGTCCCACTAATACGATCACCAACCTTTAATTCAAAAGTACCATCAACTTTAACAAAATCATCTCTTGAATCTACAATACTAACATCTCTTTGAGTAAATTTACCATTAGCACCAAGAACAAATAATCTCTCATTAGTTTCAAAAGATCCTCTTTCCTGAATACTTTCAAGTACTGGATAATTTGATCTATTAATTATATTTGCGTATCCAGACTGGAATGTTTTTGCAATACCAGGATTAGTCGATAATCCAATCAAATTATATTTTAATACAGCTGGATTTGAATTTACAAAATCATCAACTTTAAAGAATCTATACTGATAATCTGATGAGTTATATCCATCACCACCAGTAGCAACACCAACAGAAGATGATGTTTGTGTACCTATTCCAGATTCACCAAATAATTCTATACCTTCAACGAAAATTTCATCTCCAATCGCAAATGGTGGAGTAGTAAATCCATTAATTGGTGTACTTAAAATACAAGTAACAATACCTGATCCACCTCCAGTCATGGAATTAATTCCAACACCATTAGAATTATTAACTGCAATTACTCTATGATTAACAGAATTTAATCCTTGAACTGGTGCTATTACTTCAATTTCTGAAACAGATTGATGAGGTGTATGTGCTATTAATGATGTTTCATCAACAACTTTATTATTTTGTGGGTCATATACAATTAAATCAGGAGAACTTAAATATTCAGATCCACCATTAATAATATTAACTGATTTAAGACTGTCTAAATTATCAATCCTAATTATAGGAGGTACATATGCTTCTGGACTTAATGTTTTATCAGAACTATATTCATAACCAATATCAAGAATTCTAACATCCTTAATTCTTCCAATAGAAGTTGATAATGCTACAATATTAGCATTTTTACCATCATCACTTACAATTGATTTAAATTTTGGAAGAGATTTGTAATTATATCCACTTGATAATAATTTTATTTCTTTAATTGCACCAGTTACATTCTTAGATTCTGTTGAATATTCAAGTTTTTCACATTGATCATCGTTATAATGTAAAGATTCTGGGATAGATCTTGGAGAAATCTTATAAGTGTCAGAAGTTATACCAAATACTTTATAGTCTCCACTATAAAGACTATCAACAAAATTTATTTGAGAATAATCTGGAACACCTACATCACAAGTACTAATGAACCCATTTCTAGTTAATCCATAATATAATTTTAATGGTGCTGACTCTGAATAAGATAATTGTACTGTTGTTGCACCAACACTAACATTAAATAAATTACTATCTTGAGAACTATTAAATTCATTTTTAAATTCTTTATCATAAAATACCTTAAGTTCATAATTCTCTAAAGAACTGTCAATTGTACTAAATGTTAATTTAGAATTTTTTGGTACATTTATTGGAGGATTAACTAAAGCAACACTATGATCAGAACCACCTGTAGAAGTAAGATCAATGGTTAATGATGGATCAACTTGAACATCTTTTAATGTTTGAGCAAATCTAACTTTACTTGAATCAACCTTAGAGATATAATAACATTGACGACTTAATCCCCCTACTGGTTGATCACTATCATAAAAAACTTTTTCACCTGTTTTATATCCATGATTCTCAATAGTAATAGTATTATTGATAGTGTCAACATCAGTATCATTAAATCTAACTCTATTAATTAATAATTTCTGGAATTCTTCATTATAAGATAGTGTTAATGGTGCAGTACTACCTAACCCTACGACACTATTAGGAACTACATCTAAACTAATAATATCACCATTAGATAATCCATGATCAGATGTATTTGCAGCACCAATTTTAACCTCAACAGTAGAAATAATTTTACTAATATTACCAGTTACCTGATTATGATTAGATTCTAAAACATATTCAAAATCATTAGAACCATTGCCGTGGAAAAATAGACCATCACCAGCAGTGTTTGCTATACCTACTTGAGTTGCAAGTCCAATATAATTTTGCCCCTTATTAATTGCATATACAGTCTCTATATCAGTAGTTACATTAGGTATATTAAACAAATTAGTTGGATGTTGAGTATCACCTACAATGAATGATGTTGCTGTTCCTTTTTTCCTAAGAGTTAATTTTTGTCCAGTCTTAAATGGATGATTTGGTAGATATATTGTTCTTGTTGGGATAGGTACAGTTTTTGTAACCTCTCCAATAGTATAATCAACACTTATACCACCACCAACAGTTGTTCCAAGACCAACTGATTGATGACCATTAAAATAAATTAGATCATTTACCTTAGATTTAAATTCTTTAGTTTTAACAGGAATAGTAACACTACGATTTAATACATCTATCTTTGAACTATAAGTATGAGCAGCACCTACTCCATACCTCTTAACTCTTAAGATAGATCCCATATCATATATGTTCAATACCTTAACAGTCTCAATGTCATTAATTTTAAGTGATGATCCAATTGATACTGTATTTGGTATGATATTAACATAAATGTCCTCAACAACTCCATTAACAAGAGAATTAACAGACATTGTTTTTGCTAATCCAATAACATTAGTACTAATACCAACTTTAAACGAATCTGTTAAATGTACAATAGAACTACTTAAACCAGAAATTGATACTGTATCTTGATCATTTAATTCTATAAATGGGGTATAATCTGCAATTACTGTATTTTCAGAATCCCATAAGAATACTGCATTTTCAGAAGTTTCTAATTGTGTATCAATACTAGAAACACCAATACCTGCTATTGAATGAACTTCTCCCCTAACTCCCATTCCATTAGTTTTTTCATTATCAAATACTGTATAATCACCAACTTTATAACCATCACCACCATCTAATACCTGTAAAAAGTCTACTACACCAGAAGTTACTGATTCTACTTTCGTAAGTTGTCTAACAGTTTCATTAGATTCTACAATATAATCATTATTAGCAAATTCATCACCAACTTTATATGGGAATGTATTTCTAACTATATCTGTATTATTAAAATCAAAATCATGAGTTAACGTTGTATCCGTAGAAATGAACTCTGATCTATAAGTATTTCCAACAAAATATGGATATGATGAATCTATTGCACCTGTAGAAGCATTTGTTGATATTCCAGCAAAATATGCATATGTTCCATTAGGAAATTCTGGTGTTTTACAGAATCTTCCATTATGAGAATCCAAATCACCAATATCTTCATATTGATAATCTTCTATAAAGAATCCTTCGGGGAAAATATCAACATTATTTGGATATTTAAATGAAGGTCTATTAAAAACTTTACTTGAATCTAATAAATATCCAGAAGTTACAATACCTACAGAAGATGTATTATCTGGATTAGCATATCCATAAGGTCCATATATTGGATTCCCATCATATGCCCATCCTATTATTGGAGAATGCTTAGTTCCATCGTCATCGAATGCATCCGATATATTTTGATTATACCCTATTAAACTCAAATATACTGAATCAGATCCCTCAGAATTCAAAGAATATTCACTTTCCTTCTTCTTCGTATCTACTGTAAGTCTTCTAACTCTTGATTCAAATAAAGCATTAAGTCCTCTTGATTCTGAATATACATTAACAGAACCTGAAGTATATCCAATACCACTATTAACAATAACTACATCAATTAACTTTCCATCACTAATAACAGGTCTAATAACAGCACCATTTCCAAACACACCAGTTGTTGTAATTCCTGTAGTTTCTATAACAATTTTTGGTGAAGAATAATATTCTGATCCCTTATTTAATACTTGGACATCTACTATTTTTCCATCAACAACAGATGGTTTTAATTCAGCACCTTTTCCATTCTCTATTGTTACAATTGGATTCTTCTCAAGATTAAGAATACTTGATCCATATCCAACTCCATTATCATAAAGATAAGTATCAATAATACTACCAGTAACAACTGGAGTTAATATATTTTCATATGAACCAGTTATGGTTGATGCATATGCAACATCTATATGAACTTTAATATCAGGATATTTAAATGTCTGATATCCTGTACCAGTAGATCCTAAACCAACATAATCACCACGATCATAATTATCCTTTCCATCTGCAATTCTAAAGGAATTGCTATCCAATTTCATAATATAATATGAATTATTGGCAGTCAAACCATCAATTGCTTTTGGATATGTACTTCCAATACCAACTGTTGGTGAATATTCAACGATATCACCATTATTAAATCCATGATTCGTAAAGTTTATACTATCAAATGTAGTTGATATTCCTGAAGGATTTACATTTAATTTTCTATATTGATAATCAGAACCAGATTCAATAACTTTAATTGATTTTAATACATTCTTAGAATTTGTTCTAAACTTATGAATACCACTAGCAGTAGTTGCAGTAGAAATACCAATAGTATTAATACCACTCATAGCATCACTATAATTTTTATATAATGTTATTGTTTTTGAATTAACAACTCTAACATTATATGGTGCTCCATTAGATAAAGTTCCAGTAGGTGTATTAGTAACATCATATGCAGGACCAACACCTATTTCAGCATTACCATTACTATTATAATAAATTGCCTCACCATTAGTTAAATAATGATCTTTTTTAAATGTTATAGTTTCATTTTCTTTTGATATTCCACCTGCAAAAAATACATCTCTACTATCAAAATCTAATTCTCTAAATCTCTGTCCAACAATAGGTTCTAATCTACATCCAGATCCATTACCACCAGTTAATGATAATGAAACAACTCTATCAATATCAAAATCATGTGGATCAACAAAAACTTCCTTAACAGATCCACTAACTATTGGTTCAATATATGCTGTAGAACCACTACCAACAGGAGATTCAATTGTTAATCTTGGTGGATTAATAATATCATATTCATCACCACTATTAAATGTATCAACAGATGTTAATGGACCATAATAAACATAATTATTGGAAATTGGTGATCTTATTTGAACACCATCAATTAATACACCAACATTATTAAGAGGTATATTATTTTCACCACTATTAACTGGTTCATGATCTAATCTAAATCTTCTTAAAATTTGATTAGGTGCAAGTTTTTTACCAAATCCTGTTGTTTTATCATAATGGTCTGATAAAATAAATTCATGAGGACCTGTAGCAACTGAATCTGTACCTAATCCTATAGATTGTGTTTTATTTCCAACTTGTCCCCTTGATCGGTATAATCTAATTTCAGCATCAGTTTCTGTTGATGAAAGAACTTCAACATAATAATTTTCACCAGAGGTCAATCCATCTAAATCTGTTCCATGAGATCTATAAATTATAGAGTCTCCAGTTAAGAATTTAATAGGATTATCAATCTTAATTGTATGATATGTACCGTCAACTTCGTGCTTCTCTACAATTATTTCATACGAACCATTAGGAATTGTTGAAGAATTTATATTAATATTGTTTAAAGTATAACTTGGTAAAGAGTTTGATGCAACATAACCTTCTTTGTCACCATCAACATATACGTTTAAAACATCAGAAATAATATTATTATTTCCATGAATTAATTCAATATCATTACTTGATGCCTTTCTTATATTTCTTCTAATATCATATTCTGTTGTTAATGGTGAGGAAGAACTTGGCAACCCACTACCAGCTAAAGTGATAGAATTTTCATCAACAATACTATCAACAACTGCATTTGCTACTACAGTGTTGCTATTTCTTTTTAAAACATCTACATTATCATTTAATTTTAAACTTGATTTATCAATAGAACTTCCTAAAGTAAAGGTACTTCCATTAATTGAATTAATTTGATATCTTGATTTTGTATTATAAATCCAAGAGTTTGCAAATATTTCCTTATATGTTGCATCAGTATCAATAAATGTATATGGATACTTTGATATACTTTTTATAGATTCTCCAACATTTTTAACATATATTCTTTCATCTTCTTGTATTAGTGAAACATCAGATACAATTTTAAAATCTGATAAAACACCAGTAATTCTTAACTCAACTTTTTCTTCTATATTACCATCAGCATATCCATAAATTACTTCATCAGATCTCAAATCAGATGATATTCCTACAATATTATTAACTCCACTACAACCAAAGAATTGATTTATACTTTTTGATGTGTATGTAATTATATTTTTACTACCATTAGTCCCCTCATTTATTAATATACCAGACTTGGCAAACCCAACAGTAGAATCAACCGAAATAATAGAAGATCCAACAGGAACTTGATCTAAAGATTTTGTTTTACCTGGAATTGTAAATGTTCCTTCTATTAAATCTCTATCATCAAATCCAACAAATAATGAAAGTTTATAATAAGGTTTATTATCTCTTGTAAGAATTTCAACCTCAGAAACTGAAGCATATGTTAAAGGATCTGTTGATTTGTATATCGTTTGCCCAACTAATTTGGATGGATCAAGATCAAGAGTTAATAAATCTGCAATAATTACTTCTCTACGAATAAATTCTGATGATGATGGTTTAATTAAACGATCTTCTAAATCTACTATTGTAGCATCAACACCATATAGAAGTTTAAATAAAATTCTAATTGATTCCTGAATACCTTTTGATTGATAGAAAGATCTTGCATGTTTTATAAAATTACCAACATCAATACTTTCATGAAAATCATTATCTTCTAATCCAGGTAAGAATGTCTTCTTTAACTTTCTATAAAATTCCTGTAGAAATAATACACTTAAATTAGTAACAACACCATCGGAAATATGAGTATCTGCTTTTGTACTCTCAAATATTAATGTATCTTTATTAATATTATTGAAAAAAGATGAAATTCCTACATTATATCCAGTTACTCCACTAAAACCACGAATACAACCAGTAAAAGTAGTATCTGTTTTTCCAGTATATGTTATTATTTCATCATCAATTTTTAATAATCCATATGTATCTGGATATCCTTTTGTAGATAAAACATTAATAGTTGTATCTGATAAAGAAACTGAAGAAGTTAAAGTCGTTTTTCCAAATATAACTTCAGGAACTAAATTATCAACTTTAAGATATTGATCAAAATTAGAGATTAAATCAATACTACCACCTTGAAATTCCTGAGACAGATAATACTGTTTAAAAAAGTCTGTTGCAATAGGAAAATCATCAACCAAAAAACTTGGAAGTTGATTTTCTATTATCTCATTTAATTTTATTCTTCTATCAATACCTACAACCATTCTTTACTTCCTCTCCAATTCTCCATTTGAGTAGCTTGATGTGTAATAATCTCTTGAGAAGACAACACCTGAAACATCTTCACCAGATGCAATTACGTCTTTGATGGTATTTATCTTACTATTCGTAACGTCAAAACTAAGATAAAGATCCTTTAATCCAACAACATCATTTGAATCAGGGAATGCTTGAATTTCAATTACATTATTTGAAGAAATAGTTGATGTTATATTAATAGTATTAATAAGAATTTCACCTTTAACATAATCTACTGTTCCTACAGATTTAACTACAACTCTATTTTCATTCTTCTCATTTTTAGTTATTATACTTAAAGTACCTTTTCCACTGCCATCTAAAGCACCATTAGCATCTTTATTTGGTACATCGGTCAAATATACTACTGAAGATTCTCCAGATACTGTAAATCCTGTACTCTTTATATTAAATCCTTCAGGATTAATATAAAATCTATTACCAAAACATAATTCATATTGTGCAAATTGATTAGTTAATACTTTTAAATCTCTTCTAATTTTAACTTTAGTAATATTTGAGGTAATAGCATCATCTACTCTATCAATTAATTGTAAGACTTTACTATATTTGAATCTACCTCCAAATTTATTAATGTCAACGTTTTTAGAATATGAAACAAGAGAATCTGTTATTTTTGATTTTAAATCAGTTGAACTAGTAATTTGTGAGGAATTATAATAAATTGATGAGTCAATTTCAACATATAATATTTTAAGATCAATAATACTTGAATCTATTCCAGCAATAGAATAATTTTTTAATTTATTCTTAATTTGCATCTTATCAAAGTCAGAAATATAAGTTCCATTTTTAGGTTTTATACTAATCTGAACTTTACCAAATTGAGGTGGATCTAATTCTTCTCCACCAACAACAGCAATTGATTCCGTTCTTGGATATATTGATTGTATAATTGCTTCGTAATCTCTTGGAGTAACCGCCCTGTATTGTGCCGAATACAGTCTTGGACCGTAGTATTTAATAGATGAAAGGTTTTCCATCTCAGAACCGTTTGAGGCACTCTGAACGGTGTTTATCGATACATTACCATATGGTATAACTGTCTTAGATCCTGGTTCATTTGGATCTTGATCTGTAAAGACTCCTTGGAATTCAAATACAGCAGCACCATTACCAGATTCACCATCAGTAATAATATATCTGGTGGTTACAACATCATTTGTATCCAATTTTCTACCAAATATATTGTCACCAAATAATAACTCATATCTTTCATCTTGGATTTCTTGAGTAAAGAATATCTCCGAAGTTGGATCAAGATTTAAAATATTATCAATCATTTTCCATTGTCTACCAATCTTACCATATCCAATAGTTGCTTCATAATTAGCAGCAATTTGAACGTAAGTTGTAATAGTAGAACTGTCAATATTTGGAGTATCTAATATAAACCTTTGATCTTTTAATCCTTTAGCAACAAACCTTGATTCTGATAAAGTACCTTGAAATACTTCTATAGGATCTACAGGTGTACCAAAAACTGCTTCATATATTTTATTTCCAGATCCATCAGGATTAGTGGTTCTTCCAGTGTATTTTAAAGTTCCAGGTATTGGTTCAGTAATAGAAAATCTATATGTAGTGTTATTTGTAGCACCAACACATACCAAACCTGGTTTTAAATACAGTTTAGACAACTTCTGAGTGCTTGAAGTTACGTCTTCCCCCTCATACTCTACCGTGAAGGTAACCATCGCCTTTGAAGCGGTTTTAGAGCGTGGTATATAACCAATATTACGTGCTAAAGATACTACATTTTCCCTAATAGATGCAGAATCTAAGAATGATTCATTTGCTACTAAGTTTGCATTAAAGGCATTAATGTAAGTATTATACGCTAAAGTATCAATTAAAATGGAGAAGTTAGATCCTTCAAAATCAAAATCAGAAAAATTTGAATTGGTGCGAAGATAATCCCTTATCTGGGCTTTGATTTCATCAAAATCTAAACTAGTAAACTGTGTAAATGGCATATTATTATCTGGTTGATTCTAACAGGAAATTAAATGATTGTGTTGGTACTGATAATCCTACAACATCAAAGAATACAGTGACATTAAGAGCATTACGTTCAGGTCGTCCATCAACATTAACGTGAATATTATCAACTCTTGGTTCAAAGTTATTTACTGTTTGTATAATTTGATCTTCAATAACAGCAACTAATGTAGGACTCATATTTTCAAATAAACTTGCACGTACACTTGAACCTATTAATGGGTTAAAAAAGCGTTCAGTAGGAATAGTTTCCACTAAATTTCTTACTGACCTCACAATAGCACGTTCATTGGTCAATACTGGCAAATCTTTTGTTATTGGATGAGGTGCAAAAGAAAAACTTATGTCTTTAAACCCTCTTGATACACGAGTACCTGCCATTAAATGAATCTTAATACTTTTTTCTTTGTTTATTTATGCAAGAAATTTAATATTTTATATCTATGCATAAAAAAACGCCCTTTCGGGCGAATTTTCTTATTTTCCTTGACCTCTATACCTCTTTTTTGCTTTATTTCGAGAAGTTGCGGAGTATTTTGTATGTTTTCCCCTACCTTGATAGGTTTTTTTGGGTATTGTCTCTACGAAAACCGAAGTTCCCCATGCTCCTGATTTAGTTTTTACTGCCATGATTAAAATTTAAAGTTCTTGTGGTTCTACTTTGATAGATTTTGGGTCTACTACTCCTTCTTCTTCCGAATTGAAGTAGTATTCCCTTGCATAATCTTCCATTAAGTCAAAAAGTTCCTTTTCAGACACTTTTTCATGTGTTAATTCACCATTGATGAACACATTATAGACTTCCATTTAAATAGTCCTTGTTTTTTCGTGTCCTACACGTATTCTTGGATCGCACCAGATCTCAAAACCTGCTTCTTTTGCATCTAAACAGAAAGAAACGTCTTCTCCACACATATCTTGAACCTCACCAGACTCAAATACCTGCATTTTAGGAGCAAACCAAGGATATTTCATCTCTTCATGTTCCCAAACACCTTTTTTGATTAACAACCAGCCAAATCCAGTATAATCAACGGTAAATGGTTTCTTTCTTTTCGAGATGCTTTCGAGGGTTTCGTGGTTCATTACTCCACCATTAGTTCTGAAGTCATCTTCTTCTAACCAGTGTGCAACCGAGGTGGTTTTGCCGTCCTCTGTGCAGTACCAACCACCAGCAATTTCCTTATCCATAAGGACTACTTGCCAGAATTTCTCTGAATTGAATACAATATCGCTATCGATCCATAATTGGTAGTCATATTGGAGTTGACCATCCCAAGGAATCTGATCAGGTCCACGAAGTACATTAGCACCTAAGCACTTGCATCGTGCAAAGTTGACCATTGATGAGTAATCCTGAGAAATTTGGATACTTGCTCCACTCTGTACCAGATCGAAGCATAGCTGTACAAATGCTTTTAAAAATGTATATGAAACAGTCCTACCAGGCAAACAAAATACTACTGTTTTACCTTTTACCATTTCTTTTGCTTTCTCGAAGTCCCACTCTGGTGCTTTATTGACCATCGGAGACTTTGCCTTTACGGTAAATCCTTTCGCCATAATCTATTGTAATTACGAATATATCATACTCGATTATATAGCAATTGTCAATAGTTTTTAGTGTATTCGGTTAACCATCCATTTTTGCAAAGGTATTCTTATTTTCTGGTGTCCATACTTTTATACCAACTGCAGGTGACAACCAACCAGTAATAATATACTTTACACCTGATAATGGAGGATTACCACGGTGGAGATGTGTATATGAAGAAGGCCATACAACACCCATATTTCTTTTTGGTTTAATTCTTAATTTCTGATATAAAAACTCAGTCTCACCACCTTCTTCGACATCATTTAAGTAAACCGACCATGCCATAACTCTAAGATTATGATCCCATGCTATGTTTTCATTATGAAACGAATGATAACCTTGAGTTGGTAATGTTCTTTGGAGAGAAGTTACACTACTCATCCATTGCATATTCTGTAAACATGGGAAATCATTTACATATGGTTCAAAACATGATTCGAGCAAAGCCGCTCCTATATCTTTACCAATATCAGTATGAAAAGGTTCAATAGGTATTGCTGTATCTGTAAGATGAAGACCAGCAGCATTATTTCTTTGCCTTGGTTCTAATACTTGTTGTTTACCTCCAAGATCCAATAAGAAATTAACTAAGTGTTCAGGTAGAGCATTATCATAAGTTCTTATAAAATTCTCTTCTGCTTGTTGAGGTTGCTGAGTATCGGGAGTCCATACTGGTTCTTCTGGTGCAGTAACAGTTATAAAGTCTTCCAATACTGGTTTTTTATCTTCTTCACCAGGTCCACGTATATTAGCCTTGCTTCTAATATCATCTTGAATCCTTTCATTATTAGTAACATATGTTGGTGTTATTCCAGTATCTCCACCAAACTTAGGTTCTATTCTTTTAATTTTTCTTTCTGAACCTTTTATAGGACCACAATACTTATTACTTTTCTTTGACATCGGATTCTGTTTTATTTGTTATTATACTACCATTGTGTTGATGCGTCAATATGCTCTTCTACTGGTGGTGGAAATGTTTCTTGCCCATACCTACCTTTATTTGCAATAACTTCACCATCAATATAATTACAAGATAATATAACCCTTCTCTTTTGATTTGTAGTTGTTGTACTATTATGACTTTCAGAACCATCAAAGATTAATGCTCTATTTTCTATACTTTCAACCTTAGTACCATCTGGAAACTCTGTACCACCATCACAAGTATTAATATACAAAATTAATGCTTTATTTGTATACGGCATATCAGTATGTGGATCATGATGAATCATTTTACCTACATTAGTATACATGATACATCTTGACCTAATTAAGGATACTGCTTTACAATACTCATTCAACATTACTCCCATCATTTGAAATAATTGTGGATCATGTATTTGTAGATTATGATATACATCATGTATAAAATAAAAATCCGTTAAATCATTATTGTATATACCTTGATCATCTTTTTTAACGTATGCAACACCTGGTGAAAACTGCCAAGTATTACGAATATCCATTATATAAGTCTTTATTGCTTCAAAATAATCAGCAGGTAAAAAATCATCAATTACTTTCATTTTATTAAAAAATTAGTTAAACAGTATCTACCATAATGTTGATTACGATATTCTTCTTCCATATGTATAGGAGATACTTCATGTTTTAAACAACTTGGTATAACAACTAATCTATTATTCATACACTCTATAGTTTGATTGAAGTCAGTTAATGTTAGATCACCACCTGTAAACTTCTTTGGTTCTTTAAAAAACCATGTAAGCATCGTAACCTCTGCACCATCAGTATGAGAATCATAGTAATCTTCATTCTCATAGTATGATAACATTATATCATCATTACGGACATTATGCATAACATTAGACCAAAACCAACTTTCTCTTGCTATTTTACTAAACATCCATGATAGATGAGGAAAACATTGTTTTGATATATCAGTTATTCTTGGTGGTAATATATGTGTTCTTTTACAGTTAACTAAAAACTTACCATCCCTTATAGCACCACTTGTTTCATTAGCAGTAAGTAATTTATTATTATAGTATACATCATCAAGATCTTCCCATATAACTCTCAATTCTTCTTTATTATACCAATCATCAAAAATAAAATATTCTGGATAATCTACAAATTCATATTTCATTAATAAGAGGCATCTGCCATTATACTACTATCAAACACGATTGATTCAAAACTTAGTTCGTCTTTATAATATGAATGATATAATCTACCCCATATAAGATCAAATTCATTTTGATCCAAATCTTTAAAAAGTACTTCTCCTCTTAAGTATATGTGGTAAGTATTAGGCATTTTCTGTAATAATAAGTTCATCACCATCAGTTTTAAAATTTACTTCGGTATCTTCAAACCATCCTTGATCATTTACTACCCATTCAGGTATTCGTACAAAATACTCTCCAGATACTGTATCAACTTCTATGGGGCGTATATCTTCAGGGTTATTTTTTAGCATTCTGTATTATTCTATTTTTCCATTATATATCAATTGCGAATCTTTTGCAAGTGCGACCCTGTGGGCGTTTTTTAACAGCGAAAAAAAATTTGAAGTTGGGTGGAATATTGTTCTCGCTTTCGTAACACTTTGTAGGTTAGGGTAGTTAGTCGTTTTTAAACGGGGGCGAACGGGGACGGGGGGACGGACGGGCAACTGGCATATCACGAACCCACTGTGCCACCTCACCAACTGGCATACGTCTACTTTTATGAGACGTATGCCTAACGAACGACTAATAGTTGTCGGCATATATTCTGCCACTATCTAACAGGGTGTAGTCGTCCTCATAGATATCCGCTACTTGTTCCCAGAAGTTAGAGCGATCAAGGCAGTTTTGAAACCATGACGGCATAGTTTTAAACACTTCATAATAAGCGTCACGAGTCATCTCTTCGGCAAATTCTTCCATTGTCTGACCAATACCTGCAAGGCGTTCGGTCATCTCTGTGACTGCCTCGACTCCATAATGACAGGCAAATTCTCTGGTTTCTTCTTCTCCTTCTTCTTCTGCTATGATGTCATAGTCTTCCTTATCTGCTAATTCAATAAAACTAAAGTCTGACCAATCATCACACCATTCTACAACGTCCTCCCGTGTGTAGAGTCCTTCTGTAAGGTCGTCCGATGCCTTAGCGATTGCTTGATGAATTTTTCTACGTCTCCAATCGTATACGCTCTCAGGATCTTTCATGAAATCATCAGGAGCGAAATTTAAAAGAAACAACTGATGACCGATTTGCTCACGCTTTCCTGGAAACTTCTTATCGAAATAGTATGATTCTTTGACTTGATCATACAATTTTTGTGCTGTTGCTTGGTGGTTCATTTGGGGAATTGTTTGAACTGATTTAATAATAAAGGATAATAGGAGGAAATCTATTTACCTTGTGCCAGTTTATCAAGTGGCACACATAAAAAAATGATGAGTAAATTAATACTCATCATTTAAAATCCGTTGCAAGTCGTCCGACTGTCCGACTCCCCAACCGTGAGAAGGACGGTTGCAACGCTGTTGTTCTCTTTGCTCATCAAGTGCAATCATACGTTTAGCGAATGATTCCATATTAGGGGAACAAAGATACCCTTGACCTTTAATTAACATTTGAGAAAAAAGGGAAGTGTGTGAGGTTTCCTTCCCTTACTTTCTATTATGCCTCAATCTGGGTCAATGTCTCATCTTTGAAACATTTGTTAATAAAGCGACCAACTGACTCAGTTTCTCTTAACTGTGCTGTAAAGTTGTCAAGGTTAGAAGTCTTATATGTGTAAGACCGTGTGCTGTCGTCTTTAGCATTGCGAAATGCGACTGTAACCTCATTGGATAGGTCAGACCAGTTAACCGATGAAACTGCTGTTGACTTAGGAAAATCCATTTAAAGTTGTTTGTTTAACTGAATCTATTATAAGGGTATTTTTATGGGTATTGCGTTCACAATGTGCCAGTTCATAAAGTGGCACAAGATCGGTAGATTTCGGTGTTGGTAGGATTATAATAAGAATAACAAAACAAAGAGGTGAGGGGTATCACCGAAGACAAAAATCTTCGACACTCCCCCTGCCCTTTTATAAAAAAAGGGTATAAGAAAAAAACGTCTACCGAAAGGTAGACGTTATTCAGGTTTATCTAAAAAACCTGTTGTAAAGAGATTGGATTCTCTCACGCTTTGTAAGTCTGTTAGAAATGTAAAGAAACCCTTTGTTGCCTCCCTGTGGAACTGCGGTTACTTTACCAGTTTTAACAAGTGCTTCAAGGATCAACGCTCTATGTCCCTGCTTGCCATACTTGATATAATCATAAGATGGATGTGTCTCCCTTATGATCTCTGTGAGAGTCAAACCCTTAGAAGGTGTATGTACCCTTCTTTCAATCGCTTTGTGGATTTGGTTCGCTGTAGGAAAGTTTTTCATTTGGGGAATTAGTTGTTTAACTATTAATATGATGCCATGAATTAATAGACCTGTCAAGCAATTCATTCAAATATATTCATTTCAACATTGTATAAAATGTACATAGACATATTTTTAATTATGCTTTAGACTGAAGGTAGACCCTAAAATAATTGAGGTTGTATAAAAAAACGCCTACCTTAGAGGTAGACGTAATTTTTGTCATGCCTCCAACGTGTAGGTGTTGGAGGTGGTGTTGTCTCTTTTGGAGTAGTCATGCTGGAACATTAGCGAAGAACTTTTGCTGTAATGAGTCGTATGCCTCCTGATCCATGTGGTCAGGGATTCCAACGTCATCAAAGAAATTAAACATATCTAACAATGCTTGATCCTCATCACAGGTAAAAGAATAGTTGTAACGATCCATTTTAGCACCTGTTAATCATTTTTTGAGTTTCAGGGTCTATTTGCTCATAGTAACCCGACTCCATATTGTCGGGTTCTTTGTAGTCTCCTGAGTAGTCAAAATCTGGTGTGTAGTCTTCTGGGTTCATTTTGGGGAACTGGTAAAGGTTTATAAAAGGGGCAACTCAGTTTGGCAGTCTGAGATTAAATCCTATCGGATCGCCTTGCCCCTTATGTGTTGTTGAGAGGGTTTACGCTCTGACCATTCAGGCACTCGCCATGTTATCCCTCTCAACATTTTTATTATAAAGGATAATAGATCGTTTTCTATTATCCTTAACATTCTTTTAATATCCTAAAGCGATGCCAGAATAAAAAGGTATTCTATTCTTTGCATCTTCAGTAAGTTGAACGAACCACTTCCAATTATGTTGGTAAACTTTTTGTCCTGAGTTACCAAAGCAGTCAAGTAATGCGTTCAACTTCCTTTTTGTTGTGGTAGTATAGAAACCGTCAAAATTATCTAATTCTACTCCTCTTGTATTAATGCCTTTGGTGTTGTAGTCTCCGCTAATCGTTTGCCTACCGTCAAAGAGTGTTATATGAGTAGGAAACTTTACCGCAATTAAGTTATTATGATAATAAACTTTTGCGTTCTGACCTTCCATAACAACTGATGTTGTACCCTCTGACCAATCATAACCGCCAAAAACAGCGTCAATCATGTTCTGGTCAATTTGTCTATGTTGTGAATACATGGGGAAAATTGCTGATGTCCCATTATTGCCTATTTTTCCAGACATGACCATAAGCAATGTGACAGTTAAAAAAGTGGCACAAGGAGCGTTGTTTTAGGTTTCAAATGGTTTATAATATGTGTAACAAGCAAAGACGGGAGCAGGGTCGCTCTACTGAACAAATCTTCGCCACCGCCCCTGCCATAAAATAATATTAGTAATATTCTGTAACAATTATATTATACCACAAAAATCTCATTTGTCAAGTCGCCTTGTGCCAGTTCATAAAGTGTCACAAGGTCTATTGACTTTAAGCATAAGGGTGTGCTATAATATAAAAAAGAGCGACATGGTGGACAGTTTGTCAACTGTCACTATGCCACTTTATATACTGGCACACATGTGCTTGCATTATACATGCGTGTGTGTTATAATATTATGCGTAATGCTTATATGCGAGTGATTCGTATGTAACATCATTGCGTCCATACTCGTCTTCATCATATAATGAATCTCGATATGATGATGAATGATTCTCGATTAAATCTCGATCAAAATATGTGTCTTCATGTTCCATTGGATCTCGAACAGATTTGCTGATGTTATAATGATTATAGCAGATCTCGAACAGTTTGTCAACACGAAGATCTCGAAGAGATTAGTACGAACGAACTATCATATTTATATTATAGCAGATCTCGAAGAGATTGTCAACCCATAAAACACGAAGATCTCGAAGAGATTTTATGTCTGGGTTTCACGAAAAAATCGCCCCGTGGGTTGACAGATCGCTCGCTCCATGCTACGCTCGCTAAACTTGCATAAGATCTCACCATTTATCAACCTTTTATGAGTCTTTCCACCCCATTATGTCTACTATTAATAGACGTATTTGCCCCTTCAAGATACACAGAGATACTCAAGGATACTATCCTTATACAAAACAGTTTTATATTTATAAAGGTATTTAAAACCTTTTTTTAATTAAATAGTGTATCAATTAATACAGAATACACTAAGACCAAGGTAATTTGTCTCCCATCCTAATAACCTTTGTATCACTCACATTATACTCACTCTTATCAGGTGCTAAACTATCCTCAAGTCTACTAACTTCCGTACTTCCCAACCCTGCTTTTACCCATCCTATCACAGTATTTTCAGTCAAATCAGCATACGCAATTTCAGGTGTTGTAATAGCAAACTTTATAACATTTGTATATGCTTTACTATTCTTAATATGTGTATAGGTAGTCGTACCAATACCAGCAACAGGTGTCATAGAACTATTGCCTACTCCTATCTTACTTGCATCAAAATATTGCCCCTCAACTTCTTCTGTTTCGTTTACCCTTACAAGATATTTGACTTCATCAACAAATCCATTTGCTGTAAGAACTCCCAAATTTTGTACTGACCAACTTGTACTAATCGTCATTACTTCCTCAACATCCTTGATTACTATTATTTACTCATAGTATGTCTCTACACACTATATTACCCATCACAATATTTTGTATATCAATAAGATTAATGCTATGATATACAGAGTTACTCTCAGTTTATTGAACATCAAGATACCGATTACTCTGAGACTTATACATTTTTACGCCTACATTATCGTTGTTATAATCGGGCGTTGCCTCGCTCGTACCCTCGATAATGTCTCTCCTATTCTTGACGTATTCAAGTTCTCCCCAGTTCTCTCTATTACACAATAATAATATATGAATATTCTTGTGCCTCATTGGTTTTCCAGAGGTGTAAACACAACTACTTTTGGGTCTTACTCCTGTCTCTATAGTAATATACTGACTAAGAGGATTCCACCCATCTTTAACACGTTTTTCATTGTCTACTGGGTCACCTTTAAAATATACCCACCCTTCATGGACTTGTCCCAATTTATTAGTCCATCTAACATAATCATCTACTTGTGGTTCATACATTTCTATCTGGGATTGCTCTTAGATCGTTAGGGTTTACACCATCACTAATTACATTTTCCAGTACAATTTTTGCTTGATCTTTTGTTAGTTTGACTGCCTTTTCATCAACCAAATCCCATCCTGTAGTTCCTAATTGTTCTACTCTGTAAAGTTTTTCTGACATAATCTTAATTAAGTTGTAAATGCGTCTATAATAGCAGATTCATAATCATCCGCTAATGGTAATTTTTGTGCCTTAACCACATTGGGCATTATGTTATTCACATAGGTTTGGTCAAATCCATCTTCAGCAGAACATAAATCAAATGCCTCAGTATCATCTTTAGCAATTAATGTAACTACACCCCCATATTCTGATTGAGGAAATGGAACCCAATAATCAATGATGTAAATATACTTCATTTATCTATGTTGGTTTCTTTCTTGTCATTCTACCATCTTTTCTATCAAATTGCAACTTATCTAACTGCCTATCAAGTATCATATTAATATCTCTCAAGGATGCCGTAATCAATGCACCATCAGCATTATCTTTTAACAAATCGTCTACATGAGATAGATGTTCTTGTGCAAACATCAACTTAGTTTGTTCATTCATTCTCATACTAAAAATTCACTCAAATAATAATCATAATTGACATTCATTTCTTTTGCCCTACGCTTATAATATGTCTCATTACATTTTCGGGTTGTTTCCCTACGCATATAAGCAAGTTCTTCTACTGACGCATGATCCATAAAGGATTTAAACGTCTTAATAAATTCTTCTATCTCAGCATCACTCATGCCGTTAATCCTAAACTACTACCATCAGCAAAACATTCTTCAGCAGTTAAATCAGGATTAAACCTTTTCATTGATCTAAGTGCTTCAACTGTTAATGTTTCTGCTCTTATAGCAGCATCGTGGTCATTTACATGAAAAAACTCATCTTCCATTATTTCATCTAAATGATCTTGCAACAAATTAAATACTAAATTATACTCAGGTTCAGTAAACGTGACTGATTTTAATACAGAATCGGACATTGGACTTGAAGGTGGTGGTAATACTAATTATAACACTTTTATACAAATGTTTCAACCCCTTAACATTACTGCATTAATTTACCTATACCTATTACAATTAAAAATGATAACATAACAACAACATCCCATCCTTTTGTTCTTATGAAATATGGAATACTTAAAAAGTTACTAACCAAATACATTGCAGCACCCACAGTTGTAGATACATGTAATACAATGAAATAGGATATAACAATCAATACTGATCCGATTACCCTACTTAATGAATCAAGTTTAATCATTAACCAATATACTTCTTAGTTAACTCTTCAGTTAACCAATACTTTTCGTAATCACTATTCTCTTCCAAATATAAGTGACCTCCCATCCAATCTGCTTTTGATAAACATTCTTTTCTACTATCTGCATCTAATAAGTTATATTTTGCATACTTAGTATATGGTGCTTTAGAAGAATATGATAATGATTTGTAAACATCTCCAGTTTTAATATCAACAAAGCAGTTCACATCCGCTAACCTATATTCATTCTCACCTCTACAATATGATGAACCTTTTTTATATTCAGTTATCCTGAAATACTTTCTACCTTTAGTAACAACAAACTTAGTATGAGGTTCCCATGTACCATTCTCTATCTCATCTAAGTGCTTCTTTGCACCTATACCAAATGATCTTTCCGCACCAAAGGTTGATAAATTTTTATTATAATGTTTTATATTATATTCTTTATGATCTTCCTCTAATCTATCTGCTAATTGATTAACATAACCTTCAAGTTTTGTTGTTTGAATAACTCTCACTTGGCGGTTGATTTCCCATAGTTTTAAGTCGTAAATACCATCCTTTAATGATAAATCACCTGTAATTTGAGTTTTTGTACCTTCATTTAATGTAATCATAATTAATCGTGGAAATTGGGAATAAAGGTTTCAAGCACTTCATAATGAGCATCAACCGCACCTTCAAGTTCTTCAAAAATGCGTTCAATTTCATCAGTAGTGCCTTGTCTATGTGCTACTACCTGAAGGTGATGTAGTATTGTGCTAATTTCACCTTCAGTTAATGCACAGATTAGTTTAGTTTCATTGTCCATTTTTACATGTAAGAAGTAAGTGGATGTAAAGTGTTAGTGGTATAATTAATATCCTTTATTAACCACCCCATTGTATCAGATATTTTTTTAGTTAAATGCTCACCATCAATAGCATACCATAAACCAATAGCATCCTGAGTAAGATCTTCTCTCTCACCTTTAGAGATATGTTCTTCATCAAAATCAAAGTCAATGTAAGTAACCAAATACATTGTCTCTTTAATTGCTTTTGAATACTTTAGTGAAGGGTTGGACATTGGGAACCTTTTGGGTGATGTACCTATTATAATGGAAGTAAGGGGTGTTGCCACCCCCTATGTGCCAGTTTATCAACTGTTTGTTTTGGCATAAGAGATTGAAGGGAACATTTCAAACATAATGTCTCTTACTCTCTCACGATCTAAACTGTCACCATAACCCCAAGTCAATACAGTTGGATACTTTTCTATCTGTTTCCAGTATTCGTGAATTGCATCCTTGATTTTAGTCTTAGTGCATCCATATACAGGATAGATACCATCTACTACGTTGTAGAATGAATAAACATAATCAATAAACTCTTGAAGTGAACTGCACATTGGGGAAACTCCGTTGGTGATGTACCTATTATAATGGTCAAAGGGACTGATAACAGTCCCAATGTGCCAGTTTAATAAGTGGCATACAGTAAACTCATTAACTCAAGATTTTCTGCTTCACTATATGCTCTATCATAAGGTATAAAGTCCTGAAAGTCTTCAGTTCCTTCAGTCCTGTATGATAGTTGACCATCTTCAACATAGTAATCAATTACTAATTGGTCAATGGATGATACAAATTGTTTAATCATTAGACTACATCCAAATTTAGTGAATTGTTGTGCATGTTCTTATTAATTACACATGCTTGATGAATGTTAAAGAGTTTTTCATAATTAACTCCCTCCCAATCTGACCACTCAGAAACATAATCCCAATGCTCAAGATCGGCAGTTCCATCTATATTTGTGGGGCATGATTTGAAATCATCTTCATCATCAACCCAAAAGTGCCGTCCAAAGTGAAGTGACATTAGCATTTGAGTTACCCCCAGTTGTTGATGTACTCATTATAGAAAGAAAGATCAACATTTAACTCTCCAGTATGCCAGTTTCTTAACTGGCACTCTTTAAAGTCAATGTAACTTAGTATGTCAAATGTTATAATCATTTAACTATACCAGTTAGAGTTGTAGTTGATCTCCTCATCTGTAGGAGAATAGTCTACAATGTCATGTAGGATCTCAAGCACTTCATCAAGTTGACTCATGTGAGTACCCATGATGTTTTGATCCATTTCATGCTTTGCCTCTTCAGCAAGGAACTTCTCTTTAAGTTCTGAGAAGATTTTTTCAATGTCAGTATATGTCATTGTTAGGGGAAAATTAAATTGTGAACTTGATCTATCACAGTATCATTGATCTCAATGTCCTGTGACTCTAAGTAATCAATACACATCTCAAAGTCAATAACAGGCATATCTTCATCAGATGTAACAACATAAGTGAGAAATGAATTAAGATCCATCAACTCGTCTTCTGTAAGTCCTGTAGTTGTGTTCATGGTGTGAATTGCTTACATTGTTATTATAGAGAGTCTAAGTCTCTTTTTACATGTTGATGTGACACTTCTGGAACTGGCACAAACTCTGTCATTTTTTTGAGTTTTGTGATAGCATTGTGGGCATCCTGTTCAGATTGTGGGTCAAAATCTAACCACATCTGTTCTAATGACCATACTACAAGATCATACTCATTTTCAGTTAATTTCATCATGGAATTAGATTACCCTCCTCATCATACCACTCATCAGTCACATTTTCAAGTTCTACTGGAGACTTCATTGTTGCTACCATACGATCAACACAGTCTTTGTAATCATTACCATCAATGATACATTGCTCTACTGCTACTGCATCCTCATCTACTATCTCAAAGTCAATAGCAAACTCAGTCACATTGTCCTGATACTCTGTGATCTTAATCGGACATTGATTTAACCACTCTTGAAACTCTTCATACTTGCTCATGCTGTTACCTCTTGCTCTTGGATTTTTTCAAATGATGTTTGGACTCTAAGATGACAGTCATCAATCATATCAATGTCTCTCAAGTGGTCATAGAGTTTAACCATGTGATAGACTTCATCGTTGGTTAGGTGAATTAATGGCATTAGAATCCTCCACTCATTCTAATCATTTGCTGATAGATCTTATGTGCTTCATAATCTTCAATCTTCTCCTCTATTTCATTACCATCTTTATCATAATAACTGGTCAAATCA